AAAAAGAAAAGCTTTTGCGGTGTGTCTGAAAAAGAAAAAACCCCCTATCTCTAGGGGGTTAATTCTTTGCGGTTACTTGGTTAGGAGAAGTTCCAAGATTTCGCTATCTGAAAGATTGCGGTAAGGGTTCTCATAAGAGTATTGGTTCTCTTCTGTAACCTTTACTTTTTCTACGGTTGCACTCATTTCCTTTGCGTTCTTTGCGGTCTGAGTAATTAAGTCGCTTGCACCTTCTGCGGTATCAACATGGAAATTGTAATTTGTTTCCTTTGTGATTGTTCCTGTTGAAGTTGTTTCTGTGTATTTAACTGTAATTGAAACTCCGTATGACATTTGTTTTTCTCCCTAGTTCTGTAAGTCCGTTTGACTTACAAGAGTAATAATAGATTACCTTCCTGCACTTTTGCAAGTCTAAACAAGATCTTTTTTATAGATGACCAGTCAGAGTTTTTTAGATAGTTACTAGTCAGTAACCTTTTTAATGTGACCTATTAAGTTACTAGTCAGTAACAAGTCAATCCTGTCATGTTACTAGTCAGTAAGTTACTAGTAAGTAGATAAATAATCATTTAACAAGTCAAAAAATTTTTATTACTAATAAAAAAGATCAAAAATAGATAAAGAAGAGATACTCAATAATAACCCAGAAACTGGCAGGAAAAAAGAAAAAATAACACCTATGCCTTTTCGTCCCCTGAAATTTTAAAGTTTTCAAACACAAATAAAAGCTTAAAAAGTGGGGGTAAAAAATAAAGAGATTTTTTAGAAAAAAAGCCCGGAACGATTTTGAAAAGTGCAAAAAACCTCTTCTGCCTTCTCCGGGGCCAAAAGCAAATAATGGAAAGGTTCATATATTTGAAGCTGTCGTACAAGATTGAATCCCCTTTCTTCTCGTACACCCCTTTTAAAACTCTGTACAATAGGATCATGCTCAACCCGCCTAAACTTCCCATCGAGGAGGTTATCCATCTATCTACTCTGACACGCTCAGAGATGGAGTCACGCCTTCGTGCGTTGTGGAAGGCTGGATGGTCCTTAGGAGTGATAGGTGGCTCTCTTAGTCCCGCTGTTCCCAAGACCACTATCCACTTCTGGGTCCGTAGAGCTCCAGACGTGAAGCAGTTAAAAGCAGTCCCACTGCCACCCCCAAAGTCTTTGACCACCTCTGTGCCTACAAAGCACGCCCCACGTCTTAAGTCCATCTCTCCAGGCGTCCCTCCCGAGATAAGAGCAAGACTTCGTGAGCTTTCAGCCCTTTCAAAGCGCTACAGAGCCAAGACACCTCCAACTAGTCCTCTAGCTCAAGCCAATAACGAGCTAACTCAGATTGCAAGGCAGCTTAGAAGCCGTGGCGTTCCTACAGCGACCATCGCAGAAGCCGCTGGAGTCACCTATAGAGCCATGGCAAGGCGTTTGAGTCAATGAGCCGCCTTTATAAGACAAAAACAGGCACATACAAGGACACAGAGCTCGTTGTGGTTGTGTGGAAGAACCCCAAAAAGACCAAAAGACCTCAATCACGATTTTTAGAGACTATGTCTGCTCCCAACTCTAGCTACCCTATGGCTTTTCCATTAGTAGCTCTTAAAGGACACTACGCATGGAAAGAAGCAAAGCATGTAAAGAGCTCCGAGGACTTCGATCTAAGTATTGAAGATAGTTCTAGAGAAGCTCCAGTTATTCTTGACCTACAACTAGCAAGTTACACCTTAGGGTGGAATGATTTCTACGTCCCAGATGAGTACACAGAGTTTGGATAAACCTTGAGAGCGATTGCAGATATCTTCCCAGCGTTAGTTTGGATCGCTCCACCCAACTCCGTAGGTCTGGACGAGTTTTCAATACCTGGACCATCGCCAGCAGGAACACGCAAGGTTGACAGGGTTCGAGTTGTTCTCTTAGGGGATAGGATTTTGATAGCGCAAGACTCTCCTAATGGACCTACACTTGTGTTCAAAGAAAAATTTACCCATAGGCACGTTGAAGGCAAACTTCAAGCAGTTTTAACTGAGTCCGAAAAGGTTATAGCTTTTATTAAAGATGCTTCTTGCGGTTGCGGGTCTCGTCTTAGAGGCTGGAACCCCTATGGACAAAACAACTCGGTCTATTCAAGTGAGGATCCAACAGAATGAAAGACATAACTCTCCTGCAGTTTGTCCTCTTAGGGCTAGCTACATACCGTGTTACACGACTAGTGACTCGTGACATGGTTACAGCCCCGCTTCGCAATGCTTTTTGGAAAAAGTTTCCCCCAGAGTCGTCATATATCGGCTATCTTTCAACATGCGAGTGGTGTTTTAGCTTTTGGATAGGATCAGGGTTTGTAATTTCGGCTATCATTATTCCATCAGTAACCTACATAGTTGCTACCGTTTATGCGGTATCTGCTATAGCAGGACTGTTGACTGCATATGAAGATAAGTAAGACTTCATATTCCGCAACTGAGATGACAAGGAGTTTCCGTGGGCATATTTACTAATGATGACCCAGCTTCATCATCTCCAGAGCAAAAAACTAAAAAGTCTCAGCCGTCAACAATCGCAACTGTCTTCACAAATACAGCGCAGTCAGCAACATACTCAACACCTAGAACTCTTACCGCAGCAGCGGCACAAATTAAGATTAATGACAAGGGTGAATTCGAACAATTTAGAATTCGTCGTTCTGCTGGATCTAGCGCATGGCAAGCAGAGGCTTGGGAGTATTACGATGCAATCGGTGAAATCAAATACGCATTTAATTTAGTTGCATCAGTTGTATCTCGTATCAGAATTTATGCGGCAGTAGTTGATGATCCATCAGAGACTCCAATTTCTGTTCGTCAATCAGAATTAGTGGATGATCGTCTTGGAGCTGCAGCAGAACGTGCACTTGCACGATTGAACTCTGCATATGGTGGACAAGCAGGTCTTTTACGAGACGCTGCACTTAATCTTGCAGTAGCTGGAGAATGTTACCTAGTTCAGATGCCAGCACGACCAGCATATAATTTGCCAGAGTCTTGGGACATTCGTTCTGTTGATGAAGTAACAACAGATCCTCGTGGCGGTTTTAATGTTATTGGTCGTCGTGAACAATCCACTACATCACAAGGTGGAGTAGATAAGAATTCAAAACTAGGTAAGAACGCATTTGTTGGACGCATGTGGCGTTCACATCCTCGTTTCTCAGATGAAGCAGATTCATCACTTCGTGGTTTGCTTGATCTTTGTGCAGAACTACTTCTACTGAATAGGACATTCCGTGCGACTGCTCGCTCTCGTCTCAATGCTGGTGCGCTTTATCTACCTGATGGTCTTTCCGTCGCGTCGCAAGGTGACGGCGACTTCCCCTACGATTCTGAGGATGGTATCGGCCCAAACTTTACTGCTGAAGAAGCAGAGGACGAATTCGAAGAACAATTAATGGATGCGATGACAACTCCGATTCGTGACGAAGAGTCCGCATCAGCAGTTGTCCCTCTTATCATTCGTGGTCCTGCAGAACTTGGCGACAAGATTAAGCAGTTTAAGTTTGAGCGTTCATTCGACCCAGCACTAGCTGAGCGTTCTGATCGTGTACTAGAGCGCATCCTTCAAGGACTAGATGTTCCAAAGGATATCGTTACAGGTCTTGCAAATGTTAAGTACTCAAACGCAATGCAGATCGATGAATCACTTTATAAGGCACACATCGAACCTCTTATGCTGCTGATTGCAGATGCATTAACTGTTGTCTATCTTCGTCCATACCTTATTGCAAATGGTTTCGAAGAGTCACAGGTTAACAAGATTGTTGTTTGGTATGACCCATCAGCAATTGCAACTCGCAATGACCGTGCAACAGATGCAGACGCAGGATTTGATCGTATGGCTGTATCTGCAAATACATGGCGTCGTACTCACGGCTTCTCAGATGCAGACGCACCTACTCCAAAGGAACTTGCAATTCGTCTTCTACAAGAGCGAGGCGTATTTACTCCAGAATTTACAGAAGCAATGCTTTCAGCAGTTGCCCCAGAAGTTATTAACACAGTTCGATCACAGCAACAGCAAGCATCCGTTGCTCCAATCCCACCTGAGCTTCAAGAAGCATTAGATGCTGCAAGTCAGGGTGCAGAAGCAGCAGGAATTGAGTCAGAGGCCCCAGCAGAAGGGCAAGAACAGTAATGTCACGCACTGTTTCTCAAACACCTGCCCCTAAAAAGGATCAAGTAAAAGGATCTAGCAAAAATAAAAAGGGATCAGCATCTGGAACTCGTAAAATTAAATTTTCTGCTGCTGTAGAAAAATCTTTACAAAATAAAGTTAAAGAACACAATGAAAAAGCAAAAGATGGTCGTCGTGCAACTTTAGGAATGCTCAAGGCTGTCTATCGACGTGGTGCAGGTGCTTACAGTACTTCACATCGTCCAGGAAAAACACGCAACCAATGGGCAATGGCTCGTGTAAATGCATTTTTAAAATTGTTGAAGTCTGGAAAACCATCTAACCCTGCATACACAACAGATAACGATCTACTTCCAGCTAAGCACCCACGCTCAACAAAGAAATCAAACTCGATTGCAGCTTCAGCAGGTTTGGTTCCTGAAGAAAGCGATTTAGCAGAAGCGCTAATCGAGATTGCAGACAAATATGGAAAGTTCAATGA